TTAAACAGCAATAATTTGCCATTCTTTGCCTCTATCATCGTGGTATTTATCAGTCATATTTTGTGTTTTATGCCCCAATAATTTTTGTGTATTAATTCCTTGCTCACGATAAAGTCGCTCGGATAAAGATCGTTGTTCATGGAAAGTTGGTGCAGTACCTTTTTCCCAAGTTAACCCACATTTATCTCGTGCTTTTTTAAATGTTGTGGTTAATGTATTTGGTGTGACTTGTTCGCCACGTTTCGCCTGTGCGGTGGTATGCCGATAATGCACTAGATATTTACTCACAACCGCATCACGACATTGAGCAACGACATCCCTTAAAGAGAGATTGATAGCTTCACATTTTAGCGAGAGAGGGATGGCTAACTTACTGCCCGTTTTCTCTTGCTGTATATGTAACATATCATCCCAAATATCAGAGAATTTCATTTTACAGATATCACCGATCCGCTGACCTGTGGTTAAGGCCAGCAACATGCCACATTGCAGATAAGGAGGGTGATTTTTAGCTTGCTGGTAAATAGTGCGCCATTCTTCCAATGTCATGCGTTCTCTTTTCACTCTGTTCCGTGGTTGTTTAGTTGCTTTCGCAGGATTGTAACCAGGCGGAACATAGCCAGCATGTTGAGCTTCTTTAAATACATCAATAAGCACCATGCGAACGACTTGAGCCATTCTTGAATGTCCTAATACTTTGATGGAATCTATTATTTCAGCAATATCTAAAGCGGTTATCTCTTTTAATATTTTCGTACCACAATACTGACGGAATAAATTAATAGGTTTCATTTTTTGTCGATAAGAATTAATTTTTAATTCACCGATATCTAATCTTTCTTTTTGAATATCTAAATATTTATCCATCCATATATCGACAGATATTTCAGACTTATTTGTCTTAATTTTTGATAACCGTTCATTAATACTTAATAACTGTCGAGTATGTTGTTCAGCAATAATTGTATTGGCTTGAATGGCGGTTTCTCTCGCTTCTTGCTCGTCGGTGCCCAAGCTATGAAATGTACCAGTGATGGGATGTTTATATTGCCAATAAATTTTGCCGTTACGTTTATCTAGCTTTCGATATAAATTAGGGATAATAATTTTATGGGTTCGTGGTCGGGCAGCCATCTGTAATTATCCTCTTAAGTCGTTCCGTTGATTTAGTAGGAATTTGAGGGAGAGACAGATAACCCACATAACGAGCTTCTCTATCAACCATCCACTTGCGGCCAACTTTCATTGCAGGTGGTGCAATAAGGTTATTCTTCGCGTATTTTTGTAATACCGTCATGCAAGGAGAGGCATCTCCAAATTCCAACCTTGCCCACGCTTCAAGAGTCACCATTCTTGACATATTTTCTCTCCATACTGCCGTATACAGTTTAAATAGACGTTAATTATGCTGGTGGTATTTATTTAAACTTTTTAGAACTGTTTATTTAGCTCCTTTTACTTAATTCATTAAATCTACGTAAAAATAAAACTTTGGCTTGTAGTGGGGTTAATGGATTAACAATAAAATCACTCGTAGGAATACCTTCAAGCATTAGCCAATTGCTACCCACATCAATTTCTAAATCTCGTTTTTCAGTTGCTAACATCATTAAGTCGGCTAAATGCACAGCGTCCGATATCACGGGTGGCAAGTTATATTTTTGACGAATAACAGCATCAATTCTTTTTTCTATCTCCTTATATTCAGGTAATAGCTTTTTAAGCGGTGATGGCAGATCTTTTACATAGGCTTCACTGGCATCATGAAGTAAGGCTTCTAAAGCATATTCAGGTGCAACTAAATAGCTGACATATACCGAGTGTTGAGCAACAGAATAGAAATTATCAATCTGCCCATTAAAGCGACATTCATTAGCTAAACCCGTCGCAATGTCTTGAATATCTATATCCTCGATCCGTACATCGAGGTAATAGAAGTGCTTATTCGTTGCAGTTGCAATATAAGACATTATTCTCTCCACATAATTTAAGTAATAAAGATCCCTCTCGAATTAATCGAGATTAAATTTCCCTGATGTTGGTTAATGGTAAATAAAGGCTTATTTTTTATGTTTCAATTATTGAACTTGATTATTGCTTACCTCAAGTTGTGGCTGTTTCTACTGTTTCCCAACAGACAGAAACTATTTCTCTTCACATGAAAATTTTTATTAAGGTGTTTTCACACACATAATTGAATTAGATATTAATCATAATGTAACTCATCCTACACCGCACACTTAAAATGTAGGATAACCAACATTGGTGTGTCAAGTGTTTTTGTAGGAAAACTTACATTGGTATGTGATGGTAATAAAAAATCCTCCGAAGAGGATCCTTTTATCAATGAGATAGGAAATTATGGTAAATGAGCTATTTTGGCATCTACAACAACACCCACAATTTTACAATTACCATTGATTGGTATTAAGCGGTATTGAGGGTTTAATGGTTTTAAGTAATGGTTGCCTGCATCTACAATGTATTGCTTAAATGTAACTTCATTTTCAGATTCTAATTTAGCGACAACTAGCTTGCCACTAACAACCTCTACTGCGGGATCTACTAATATAATCATCCCTTCAGGAATACTTAGTCCAGAAGGAGAGGTCATAGAATCTCCTTTTACTTCTAGCCAAAATGATTCTTCGGAACAATGCACAGTTGTCTCATACCATGTATCGATTGATTTTCTATGATATGGCTCTACGGCCTCAGACCAATTCCCAGCGCTTACCCAGCTAATTAAAGGGTATTCACCACTAGATCTATTAAATTTTAAAAACGAAACATTAGAAATAGGATCTTCTTTTCCATCAACAAGCCAAATAGGGCTTGTTTCAAGAGCACTCGCTAATGCTTGAAGATTAGCGCCATTGGGTTGATAGTCACCTTTTTCCCAACCAGTAACAGTTACACGATTGACTCCAGCTTTTTTAGCTAGAGCCTGTTGTGTCATTTTCAGCTCAAGGCGTCTTTGTTTAATTCGTTCGCTCATTTCTTTCATGTAGGAAAGCCTACCACATTCTAAATGTAAGAATCTTGACATTTAAATGTAAGATATCCTACATTATATGCGTGTGAATTATTCACTTACCAAAGGATTACAAATGAAGAAAAAAGATGTAATCACGTTTTTTGGTGGTACGTGTAAAACAGCAAAAGCCCTCGGTATTAAACATCCTTCGGTGTGTGGTTGGGGATATATCATTCCTAAAGTAAGGGCGTATGAAATAGAAAAAATCACCAAGGGAAAACTTAAATATAACCCTGAACTTTATAGAAAAAATACCAAAACAGCATAAGGCAATTAACTACCAATAAAAGATAGAGCAGGTAGATATGAGCAAACATTCAATTAAAGAAGTTATCAAAGAAATGTGCAAAGCACTGCCGGGTGGACGTTCTGCTATGGCAGGGGCTCTAGGTATGTCACTCGAGACGTTTAATAACAAGTTATACGAAAAAAATGGCTGTCGTTTCTTTGATATCGATGAACAAGAAGCCATGGAAGACATTTCGGGCACTAAGTTGCTGGTGGAATATCATCTAGATCGCCATGGCATGAGTGCATTACCAAAAATAGAAGCAGAAAAGATAGATCAAGTAGAGCTATTTGATATGCGAATGACATTGGCTGCTATGCAAGGATCACTCGCCGTTTTAATTCAAGAAAGCCTTGTTGATGGCGTTTTAACGGATGAAGAAATAGGGCGTATTTATCGAAAAGCAGGGAAAGTTTTTGCGTATGCAATTGGGTTCTTGGATTCACTGAAAGTGTTATACGGTGAAAAACAGGAAGCGACTAAGAAAGGGTGAAGCCAAAGGTATACGGCCTCTGGCTTCGGTTGCCAATTTCAATGATGTGAAGAGAAATAAGCATGAGTAGATTAGCGCATCTAATACCTAAAAAGCAATTTCGCTGTTTACCCTTAACTAAAGAGGGAACATTTCGCTATGTAGAAAGCATACCGAGTGACAATCGATCACACAACTACCGAAAAAATATCGATTTGGTAGATAAGAGGACACTGAAAAAGTCATGGGCTGATTTCTATTTCTTGAGTGGAGGAAAATGCAATGCGAAATGAAGATCCCAATCGTCTTGATCGCTATTACAGAAACCCTCGAGGGCTCCTTGTTCATGTCATTCGTTATGATCGAGAAAAACAGCGCGTTATTTTTATGATTGATGGTTGTGAATACGAACAATGCGAGCCAGTTCAAAGATTTAAAGAGAGATATACCCGAGTTAAGTGAGGCCTCTTATGAGTGTTAAATTATCTAGTTATGTTTGGGATGGTTGCGCCCATGCAGGTTTAAAACTCACATCAGTCGCTATCATGGCAAGATTAGCTGATTTTTCTAATGATGAAGGCATTTGTTGGCCTTCTGTTGTGACAATTGCTCGTCAAATTGGTGCGGGTGAAAGCACGGTGCGCACAGCAATAAAACAGTTGGAAAAAGAAGGGTGGTTAACCAGCGAAAAGCGTAGAAAAGGCAATCGCAACGCAAGCAATATCTATCAGCTGAATGTAGAGAAACTATACCAATCAGCAAAGAAAGCACTTTCTCAACCAATAAAATCTGACGCGTCAAAATCTGATGCATCAGGAGTTGACCCATCAAAATTTGTTGCATCAAATTCTGTTCCCTCAAAATCGAGCAAAAATAGGGATTTTGACCCGCCAGCTCCTGAGGGCGATCCATCAGTAACTTCAAAATATGATCCATCAATAAATCATTCTTCGTCGCAGAATTCTGGCGAATCCAGCGACCAGCCCAAAAATGATTTTTTAACTCGTTATCCTGAAGCTGTGATTTACAGCGCCAACTTTCAAAAATGGGGCTCCGCTGACGATTTGAAGTGCGCTAAATGGTTATTCAGCCGTAAATGCGAAGTGTTTCAAGAGATGGGATTAAAAACGCCTAAAGAGCCAAATTTCACTGATTGGGCTAATGATATTCGCTTAATGGCAACGATTGATGGGCATACTCACAAAGAAATTTGTCAGTTCTATAAACGAATTACGCAAGATGATTTTTGGAAAAAGAATGTTCAGTGTCCTCGTACACTTAGGGCTCAATGGGATGATTTAACCTTACGTTTGGCGGGTAAGAAAAAAATCACCATCGACTCCGTAGAGCGTGATGAAACATTCCGGCTTATCTGGGGTACGGGTTGGAAACCTAAAAATAAAATCCAAGAATTAGCCGCTATTCAGGCAAAGAAAAATGGTCTAGGCCGAATGAATGAGGTTGCAGGTTTAGCTGCGTGGCGAGGTATTTGGCAACAAGTTGCAGAACAAGTTGCTCAGGAAGTTTTGCTATAAACGAGAGTGGAGAAAAATAACATGAATGGACTAATTGTTATTGATGGTGTTCAAATTCGTCGAGATACCGCAGGGCGTTATTGTTTAAATGACCTTCATCGAGTCTCAGGTGGTGAAAAACGGCATCAACCTTCGAATTGGAGTGCTTTAACCCAAACTAAAGAATTGATTGATGAAATTTCAACCGCTCCTGAGATCACAGGAGCGGTTCCCATTATGACCATTGTTGGTGGGCTTAACCAAGGAACGTATGTTTGCAAAGAATTAGTGTATGCCTATGCAATGTGGATAAGCCCATCATTTCATTTAAAAGTGATCCGTACTTTTGATGCATTGATAACACAGCAACACGACGAAAAGTTAGCCGATAAAGTTCAAGCTGGGGTTATATTGCTTGAATCGATGGCTAAGAGCCTAAATTTCTCAAACTCTTCAAAATTAGGGGCGTATCAAAAATTACAAGCCATGGCAGGCTTACCCGAATTAGCCCCTGTGTATGCGATTGATGCGCCAAGTGGATCAATGGATGGTTCAAGTCGTCCAACAGTAGCTTTATCAACACTGATTAGAAAACACCAATTACCTGTTTCAGCGCAACAAGCTTATAAACGATTAGCCGATCTCGGCATTGTTGAACGTTTATCTCGCCCAAGTACGAAAACCGCAAACAAAGTGAAAGAGTTCTGGTCTGTGACTACGCGGGGCTGCCAGTTTGGGAAGAACATGACCAGCCCTAATAATCCTCGTGAAACCCAACCCCATTTCTTTGAAAGTAAAACGGATGAATTGATCCGTATGGTGATGCTGAATAAGCAGGTGAGTGCATGAAATTATTGTTAACACCCTATATTCAGTCCGATCTTGGTGTTGTTTTATTGAAGCCTGAAGCGGAGTTGTTTGAGCAACTTAAACAACATTCTCGTGTGATTATTAGTGATGTACCAAAGAGTTTAAATAAATGGCCTTCTGGTGAATTAACAGGGAACGAACAGCCATTATTGAATAACAAGAGCATTGTTGATTTTTTGAATAATGAAAAAGTGATCCAAGCTATGGGCGGGCTGGTATCGATGAATATGTGGATAGGCAGGAATATCCATTGCTGCCAGATTAACGATAAGCATGACAGTTATCATCATCATGAATTAACAACCACATGGCATAAAGACGGTGTGATACGAACCTGTTGGTACCATGATAATCATATTCGTAATTCATCGGCGGGGTGGGTTGCTGAGTTAGCGTATAAAAATCGTATTGCTTGGATGATAGATACTATTCGCAGTCGTTTGAGATTAGATGATAGCCATTCGCTGACGATACCTGACTTTTTTGCTTTTGCCGTGATGCATAAACTGGTTAATGAATTACCTGATGCTATATTACGTCGTATTCTAAATTGGTCTGATAAACCTAAAGATCGTAGAGTGCATGGCGGTTTTCCTGAAGCTGATATTGTTCCCAATGAAGTAACAGCACTATCAGCAATGAATGCGCGTTTAGATGCCATAAAACCCGTTATTAATGTGACTGTCGATCCTGAACCTCCAGCCTCATTTCTTCTTAAACCTAAAATGTGCCGTTGGGAGAATTCTCAATGGCTTCAATGGGTAAAAACACAGCCTTGTTGTGTTTGCGGACAACAAGCTGATGATCCGCATCATATTATCGGACATGGTATGGGAGGCATGGGAACGAAAGCTCATGATTTATTCACTATTCCATTATGTCGGCAACATCATGATGAGTTGCATCGTGATCCGAAATTGTGGGAAGCCAATTATGGTAACCAAATCGAATTGTTATTTTCTTTTTTAAACCGTTCATTAGGAATGGGGGCATTGGTTTAACGTGTATACGGCACGGGGGAGTATTAGTATGAGAGATATGCAGGAAGTTTTATCACGTTGGGGTGCGTGGTCAGCTAATGAGGGAAATAGTATCGATTACTCATCAATCGCTGCTGGTTTTAAAGGATTAATTCCAAGTTCAAGACGAAGCCGAGAGCAATGTTCAGATGATGATGGCTTGAAAATAAATAAAGCGGTATTACATTTAAAGGTAAATAATAGTTACTTGTTTCAATTGGTTATTATGTACTATGTGAAGAATTATCCTTTGCGTTCAATGGCTTCAAAACTTGGTATTTCGCATAATGAAGTGGCTAAGCGATTGCAGACAGCGGAAGGATTTATTGAAGGGTGTTTATCGGTTGATAACGTAAAATTAGATATGGATAAAATAATTAGAAAACACCATATTTATAGTCTTGCGTAATTACAAAACACAATATATTGTGTTAATAATGGTTTTGATGTTACACCTCTTATCAATTAAAAACCTCGTGAGTATAGTGGGGTTATGTTTTTTAGAGGCACACTTAAGCTGATTTATCGCTAAAAAATAAAGTTTGCTATCTGAATTTTTCTATGGCTTAATAGCGTCACTGGTTTGGAAGTACAGACCTATTTATGTTAGTAAGTTTAAAGTTGTTCTCGTTTAGCGTTATCCTCGATACCTCTTCATTGTGAATTCCTTCTAATTAATACCCATAAGTAAAAATACAAAACAAACCGCCTATGCCTTATGGCAAATTAAATAAATTAAAGGAAATTCTATGTCTAATACAATGACTGGTACAGTAAAATGGTTCGATGAAGGTAAAGGTTTTGGTTTTATTACTCCAGCTGATGGCAGCAAAGATGTCTTCGTACATTTCTCTGCAATCCAAAGTGATAGCTTCAAAACATTAGCTGAAGGGCAACAAGTTTCATTCACCATGGAAAATGGTATGAAAGGCCCAGCAGCAGGCAACGTGGTGGCTCTCTAAAGGCGCTATTACTATTCGCCTCTATTTTAAATGCCCTTGTTGTAGCGGTTCACAATATAGAACATCACAATTCGATGTCACAGTGAACAACCCACACGGCGCAAAATGTATCTTTTGCAAAAGTGTGATGACAGCTCAAATGAGTTAAGCATTAAATAGTTGAATATACAAAACCTCGCTTCGGCGGGGTTTTTTGCTATCTACAATCTCATATTGGTTAAAGATAAAAAATTTAGATTTTAGGGCTTGAAAAACACTTGCTCGTTCATATTTATATTTTGGGCAAATAAGATACTGCCCATAATTCACTAAATACTGAAGGAGGAGTTATATGCCTAACATTAAACCTTTTTCATTATTCCCAACATTATCTGACAACTTACTTTCAAATCGTTTTGATCAGATAGATCGCCTGTTTAGTCAGTTAACAGGCAGTAAGCCCATTGCATCACCTGTACAGACTTATAACCTGAAACAGATTGATGATAACCATTATGAACTGACAGTGAGTGTGCCTGGATATCAAGAAGATGACCTATCTGTTTCATTAAAAAGTAGTCGTTTATTGATTGAAGGGAAAAAAGAAGAAAAATCAGAAGAAGACAATGATAAATGGATCCACCGAGGCATATCTCAAGGGCAATTTACATTGCAATTTGACCTTGGTAAAAATGTTAAAATAGAAAAAGCTGATTTATCAAGTGGACTTCTGACTATTGCTATTGAGTATGAGTTACCGGAAGAAGAAAAACGACAAACAATAGCGATAGAAAATAAAGATAAAAAATAATTGAGTTAAATAACGTGAATAAGATTAAGGCTACACATGGTGTGTAGCCTTAATTGTTTTTGTAAGAGCTTTAAGTTGCACTAATACAATTTTTAGTTTGCAAGGTTTGTAAGTCGAACATAATTAGAGTGGATAGTTTGGTTTGAGCGAAGAGCGGACATACCGTCCGCAAAAAAGCATTACCAAGATTCTAAAATTTATAATTTAACTATGTGTTATCTATCACTTTAAATCGTATTCAATCGAATGCGATTTTTCCAAAAAAAGATTATCAATAAGGGGCATTAAAATGAATTTTGACTTAATAAAAAATTTTCATAAATTAACGCCCGCCGTTGATAAAATAGAAGACCTCTGTTTATCTTCACATTTATAACAAGCAAAATATTTAATTCTATCCATATCTCCAGTAACATACGCGTTACAATGTGGACAGTTAATTGCAGACCATCCACGATCAAAACATGAAACGCAACTCCACTGTCCTTCAATATAAAAAACAGAATCAGGGATATGTTGACATTGATGGCATCCTGCAATGACATCTCCACCAGGCTCCCACCAATCATCACCTGTTTTATACTTTGCTTTACACAGTCTAATTAATAAATTTGTGTCTATTTTGTGGTTGCATGTCGGACATTTATTAACATCATGGCTAAAGAATTCAAAAGGATTACTACATTGAGGACAATCTAGGGTATCTCGAACCTTTTCCAAAGCTACACCTTGTGATTCGCATACCAAACATTCATAATCATCTCCCCACGTATGATTATCATTAACTATGCCTGCAGGTAGATTACATTGATCGCAATTAACGACTTTTATTCCTTTTTTTCTCTTTATTTCAATTTGTTGAGAGAGTTCAGTAAATCGTGCACTCAGAAATTCTTTCTGAGTGAGCATTCTTTTATGAATACGTTCTATGCTTTTTTGATACTCTAAAAAGATGTCTTTCCAATCTACCGATAAGAGGTTATATAAATAATGCCATGAAGACCATTGCTGCGCTACTACACCAGCTTTATTTGCTTGCTGATTTGAATATTCTGTATGCGCGAAATGAACAATTTGATTTCTGTGCTCACCCAACGCTTTGAAATTATCTATAACTTTATCATCAAGATTTATACCGAGAATAGATCTTAGCCGTTTAACTGCTCCATCAAGGTAAACTGATTTAAAGTCACCCACGCTAAAGTTTTGACTATGCGCATTTCCTGGATCTTCTAATATAAGCGTCCAATGCTCTCGCATTAATCTTGCTTTTAAAAAAAGCTCAATAGCAGTATAAAAATCAATAATTGAATTTTTGGGTCTTTTATCTAAATTGTCAATTGAGGCATCTAAAAAATCAATAGCGTTAATTACTAATGATTTAAATAGCTCCTCATTTGACTGAGGTTTTTGTATAACAAATTTTCGCGCCATGCTTTATCCTTAAATTTGAATTTTTCTATCTAACACCATTCTTGCATTAAGTAACGGTGGTTATTATTTTGCATTTAATGAAAAATACTTCAAATATCATATTGAAGATATATTAAAAAAAACTACACAAATTTAAATTTGTAATAGCGCATTATTCTATAATTTTAGACTTTACCACTTTTTTATAACACTGCTATGTCCGCTTATGGCACAGGGCTGATAAACAGCCCTGATAGATTTATACTTCAATTGACTCAGAAATCTCCAATGCATCATCGACTTTAATGCCAAGGTAACGAACCGTGCTTTCCAGTTTTTTATGTCCAAGTAATAGATGAATTACACGAAGGTTCTTTGTTTTCTGGTAGATCAGATACGGCTTGGTTCTGCGCATTGAATGTGTGCTGTATAACGAATTATCAAGACCTAGCTTTTCAATCCAACCATGAAAAATACGGTTATATTGTCTGGTAGAGATATGTTGAGCAGAACCTACTCGGGATTGGAAAATATAGTCCGCACTATGCAAGTGAGCCATTCTTATCCATGCAGCAACTGAATCTCTAGTTCCTTTAGTCAGCTCAAATTGGACAGGACTACCAGTCTTTTGTTGTAACACTGTTGCTCTGCTGTAGACTAAACTGCCATATGCAACATCTGATACCTTCAACTTAACGAGATCACAGTCTCGAAGTTTACTATCCAAGGCTAAATTAAACAAAGTTAAGTCGCGAATTTTCCTTTCTAACTCTAGCCTAATACTAATCCCCCAGATATGAGATATTTTAAGTGGTCGCTTTTGCCCAATGATACGATTTTTATTCCACGGTGACTTAGGCATAATTAAATCTCCTATGATGTAGAGATTTAATTATGGTAGTTATCCCGAAAGGAGCGAAAAGCTGACATTATCTTGATAAAAGCAAGAAGAAAAACCCCGTTGGCGCAAATTTTGATTTGGGGAAACCTTCTAGTACGGAAGCTTTACCGAATGGAACAGGGGTACACAGGGACGCTTTGCCCGAATGCTGGCGTCCAGTGTCCCCGCAGACACTACATATAGTATTGCTTTCTTTTGACATAGGCACAACATATAGCGTTATCCACCGAAATGGCGGATAAGTGGGGCGATTCGGTGGAATGCGGGTTTTACCGAATGGAGAGCTTTAGTTCACCATTTATCGCCCTTTTTGAACGCTTGCTATAAGATGTTCATCTTCAGAGGATTGCATTGTTGAGAATTAATGTGGAAAATGAAACTTGGGCATTAATGGGGGCTGCATCAGCCATTGCCGTGCCGCTGATTTATAACACAGTAAAAGAAGCTATCTGGGAAACTAAAAAAAGAAAACGCGAAGAACGATATATCGTAATACAACTTATTTTCATGCTGGACAAATATATATCTCAGTGTGAATTCTTGTCTTATAATGACGGTATTTACGATCCTGAAAAAGAATACAAGGTAGTAGACTATGTTAAACCTGAACTGCAATTATCATCGGTAAAGGGTGACTATAAATATCTGGATGCAGATATGCTTTACAGGTTGTACAGCATTGACTCGAAATGTGCTCAGGTAATCAGTGAACTGTCAAACCTTGATGACTCTTACTTTGATGATGCGCCTGATTTCACTGGCTATTATGCCAGGCGGCAAGAGCTCTATGCAAAGCACGGCCTGTATGTAATCGAACTCTCAGAGAATATTTGCCGTAAATTCCGTATAAAACATGTTTCATGGGAAGGGGGATTTAACCCGGCAGTCTCCATCAGGGAACGTTTGGTTCAGATTCGCGCATCGAAATCCCGTGCCAATCTGCGCAGAATGGAAATGAAGGCGAAGCGAGCTGCAGAAAAGCAGCGAAAATTATTGCAAGGGTAGGATAAGCTGTGACTAGGGCTGCCAACCTTCCGCAGAGAGGAATACCCCCAAATGGGCGTAAAAAATCCGCATGGAGACGGTTATTCTCCTCCCTGCGGATTTATAGAACAAACGCTTGCTCTAAGTTCTCTGTAACAGGCTATGTTCATGTAAAAAATAAGATATATAGCTACGGGCGAGATCACAAAATAGTCGTGCCTCGCTGGCTGTCAACTCGTCATAATTTAATATATCGGCACCATGACGCACCCCGCCACCGCCAGGCGCTGAAAGGTACCCATAAATATTTACTAACCAGCCAGATACTTGATCTAGTGTTTTATGGCGGTTTAGCTGACGCATCTCTCCAATAATTTTTGAAAAATATTTACCAGATACATTACCGTCAGCCATTTGCACTCCCTTGAAAGCCGTTGTAATGGTTTCAAGCAACCAATATACTTCCTGAACGGCACCTCGATGATTTCCTACATCAAGAAGCTCTTCCGATTTTCTCAACGATGCCTGAATTACCTCATTGGCCTGCACATCAAACGAAGGAGCTATGGTAGGAACCGGTATAGGCTCATGGTTGCTTATCCTGATTAATAAGTCGGGTTCTTTTATAGCAAATCCCGTCGATTCTAAATGCTTATTAACGAAGTGCAGGGGCGGAATTTGAGCATTGACATTTGCAATATGGAGATCATGAAATCCGTCATATAAAGCCTCAATAAACAAAACAACGTTTTTCTGCGCTGTTCGGATCATTGCGTCCCCAAGGTCTGTTTTTGCCCAGCCTTCATCAGAGCTTTCACCAGTTGGGCTACCGGATGCATGTGCGAATCGACGTTTAAAAATTTCATATATGCGCTTATTGCTGCACTCAGCAACAATGGATTGGATTATTTCGCCCATTACCTCGTTAACAAAGACGGGATCAGCGGTGGCTGGGGCTTCGTATCTCCACACAGAATTGAATTTAAGCATTGCCATAACTCCTTAGTTTGTACGCTTTGAACCACTCAAGTTTCTGTGCGACCTCGTTTCAGCCAGCGGGTAGCATGGCAGGCATCAGAACCAGCGAAAGACGTTCCCATTTTAATCATTTCTTCTTGTCAGTGAATTAATTGCGGCAGCAATTATAACCAGATAAGCGGTCTTAGTGCAGTGGTTTGGTCTTATGGGCGTACCGTATGTTTGCTATGTCCGTTTATGGCACTGAGCGGACTGTCTGATTAAATTTAGCCTTGAATTATAGCAGTCTTGGGTCAAATCTGAGCAGAGTATCTAAATTATAAGTATAAAAGAATTACCTAAAACAAAATAAAAAATGCCGATACGCTAGGAGTCATATCGGCATATAAAATAAACGCAAGAAGCAATGTAAGTCATGTCGTACTAATTCGTATCAAACCTGTCAATTCGATACACATGTAATGATAATTATTCTCATTAATATATCAACCTTAAATTAAATAAGGTTACTTTGTAGCCTTTCCGTCTATGCCGACCACAGAATCAACACCCACTTATACCGTTCACACAAGAGCTGTGAGTCGGCACCTTATTAACTAAAATAAATCGGTAAATGTTATGTCAAAAGAGATAAACGAATTACAGTTTAGTCTTCACTATGCCTCAGAAACAGACAGTGAAATGAATACTTCAGCCATTTTAACGGCGAATATCCATACGGCTGATGGCGAAACTCAACAACTCACACAATTAATTTGCACGACATCTCCCTCAGGTAAAAAGCAATATCGAATCGGTACACAAAAAATTAATGATGCAGGCGATCCATTGCTGGTGGCGATTGAATCTTATTGGCGCAAAAATACACAAGAGAGTTGTGTTTATTTGTTAGAGAAAGCGAAGCAATTTATTCAAGGACACTTACAACAAACGAATACATGGATATCCATGTACGGACTTGTGATTGTTTCTAATGCGTCACTTGAAGAGCAGTTGCCTGAAGGTTTATTAAAGGCACTTAAAGTATCAATACCCGCCTAATTTTTATCGTTTCACTTTTAACTTTCTCACACTAATTATCAACGGACACTCCTCCGGGAGGGACTATGCGTATGGATAAATTAACCAATGTGACTTATGGAACCGCAGGCCTAACGGCCTTTTTTGCCAGTCTCTCTTTATATGAATGGGGATTTGTTATCGGGATGGCATTCAGCATGGTTCTGGGGTTAGCCACTTACTTTATGACTCGTCGAGAGCAACGAAAACGCACTCAATTATTTGAAGAGCTTGTTCGTCATGTTGACCCGCAAAACCCGACCGAAACGTTAAAAAGGCTTGCTGAATTAATGGTAAAAGCGCCAAAGGATATTTAATGTCTCTCAAACAGAAAATAGCGGCGATAACAACTGCGGGAGCAACAGCAATTGCGCTAGTAGTGATAGCCCATTTTGAAGGTGTGCGTTATGAACCTTATCGTGATGTGGCGGGTGTTCTAACAGTTTGTTATGGACACACAGGCAAAGACATTATTCAAGGTAAGAGATACACACAACAAGAATGTGATGCGTTATTACAAAATGATTTTATTAAGACACAACAGCAAGTCGATGCATTAATCAAAGTACCACTCGATGACTACACCAAAGCCGCTTTATATTCCTTTGCTTTTAATGTGGGTACAACCGCATTTGCTCGCTCAACATTACTCAAGAAATTAAATGCGGATGATAGAGCGGGTGCCTGTGAAGAAATAAAACGTTGGGTATATGCGGGTGGAAAGGTTTGGCGAGGGCTTGTCAGTCGTCGAGAGGCGGAGTCAGCACTATGTCATGGAAACCTTTAATCATCATTATCAGCTTTATCCTTGCATTACTCATTACAGTCGCTGGTGGCATTTATCTCTTGATTGATAACTCATGTACTAAAGACCAAGTGAGTTTAGAAAAACGCTGTCAGATTGCACTCTCACATCATCGGTACTAATCATGAAATACGGGAAACTCTATGCCGTCATCGCGATGGTAGGCATCATTGTGGGTGGCTATTGGGTGATTAACAGGCAAGCTAACAGGATTAATTCACTGATAGATACCAACAAAAAACTGACAGTGGCTCTCGAAGAACAGAAGTCTATTAATACTGATTATCAAGCACGCATAATGCGATTAAATCAGTTGGATATTCAATATACGCAGGAGCTAGCGAATGCTAAGAATGAAATTAGTCGTTTGCGTGATATTAGTGAGCGTCATCCTGAGCGGGTGTATATCAAAGCCGAGTGCCCAAAAAGCAAAACCACTTCCGCCACCAGCTTGGCTTATGCAACCACCGCCCGACCTACTGACACCGCTCTCCGAAATTATTGGTTACTCAGAGAACGAATTGCAGAGTCAGAGCAAATGATTAAAGGGTTGCAGAATTACATTAGAGTGGAGTGTGTGAACTAA